TAGCACCAGTTGGACCTTGTAATCCAGTAGCACCAGTTGGACCTTGTAATCCAGTAGCACCAGTTGGACCTTGTAATCCAGTAGCACCAGTTGGACCTTGTAATCCAGTAGCACCAGTTGAACCTTGTAATCCAGTAGCTCCAGTTGGTCCTTGTAATCCAGTTTGTCCAGTTGGTCCTTGCAATCCAGTAGCACCAGTTGGGCCTTGCAATCCAGTAGCACCAGTTGGTCCTTGCAATCCAGTTTCTCCAGTAGGACCTTGAAGACCAGTTGCTCCAGTTGGTCCTTGTAATCCAGTTTGTCCAGTTGGTCCTTGTAATCCAGTAGAACCAGTAGGACCTTGAAGACCAGTAGCACCAGTTGGTCCTTGTAATCCGGTTACTCCAGTTGGGCCTTGTAATCCAGTAGCACCAGTTGGACCTTGTAATCCAGTAGCACCAGTTGGACCTTGTAATCCAGTAGCTCCAGTTGGTCCTTGTAATCCAGTAGCACCAGTAGGACCTTGAAGACCAGTAGCACCAGTTGGTCCTTGTAATCCAGTAGCACCAGTAGGACCTTGAAGACCAGTAGCACCAGTAGGACCTTGAAGACCAGTAGCACCAGTAGGACCTTGAAGACCAGTAGCACCAGTTGGTCCTTGTAATCCAGTTTGTCCAGTTGGTCCTTGCAATCCAGTAGCACCAGTTGGTCCTTGTAATCCAGTTGCTCCAGTTTGTCCTTGTAATCCAGTAGCACCAGTAGGACCTTGTAATCCAGTAGCACCAGTAGAACCTTGTAATCCAGTTGATCCTTGAAGACCAGTTTGTCCAGTTGGTCCTTGAAGACCAGTTGATCCTTGTAATCCAGTAGGTCCTTGAAGACCAGTTGAACCAGTAGGACCTTGTAATCCAGTTTCTCCAGTAGGACCTTGAAGACCAGTAGCACCAGTTGGTCCAGTAGATCCATTAGTTGAAGCCGGACCTGTAGGTCCAGTGGGTCCAGGTAAAAAACTTGGACGACCTTGTTGCCCAGTTGGACCTATATCTCCAGTTGGACCTGTCGGACCAGATGGTCCTGCACTAGGACCTGTAGGGCCAGTAAATCCACCACCACCACCACCACTTCCAGAGCCAGGAATTCCTAAAATTTTATCAAAATGGATAATTGTATTGATAGTATTGAAGTCTTCCATTTTATACATTTTTATTATTATGTATTTTTTATATAATAATAAGTTTAGAATGTTTCCTTGATCCATTTATTGATGTCTCTAGGAATCCATGGAACAGATAGGAGTGATACAGTCATCATTTCAGTTGAATTGTCTTCTTTTGAATAAAAAATTGTAACAACATCATTTACGATTGAGATGGATAAACTAAATTCAACGAATAGTTCATTAAAATAAAATCCCATACTAATTTCTTGAACATTCCAGTCTTTGTCATAAATAATAAATCGATGAAAATATTTACGTGTATCTCTAAGTAATACTTCATGAACCAAAACAAGCCATGAACCATTTTGTAATCGAATAGGTGATGTTGAACCACGAATCTTTGATAGATCATATTCAGTTGATTCTTTTTGAATAGACACTTTTGTGTTTCCATTTTTTGGATCAATTTCAACGATTGTTAATGGATGATGAGAATAAATAGCATATAATTTATTATTTTCAACAAAAGGAGCCCAATTTTTTTGACATTCGTTTTCTTTATAATTTGTTGGTGATATGTTTGAAATAAATAAATTTCCATTGTCTTTTTTATCAAATGTACATACACAAATAGAAGGATGATTATGTGATCCATATTCAAATGTTACAACCAAAGCTACCCATTCATCACCAAATTTACATACACGCATATCTTCTAAACCATTAATATGACTTTCACGTTTTGGAGAACATAAAGGTCCCATTTCAAGTTCATATTGTTTTGTCATTGTTCCCTTATCATTTAATTGAACCCAATAATTTTTTGTTTTTACTCTGTTTTTTTCGTCACGGATAGAATATTTAAAGTCTTTGCTTATACTATAATTAACTGCACGAATATTTCCTGTGTAACCTTTCTTTGTTTTGATTAATGAAGCACTTGAATTGATATAAGGTTGATCTGTTTTAAAAGATAATAATGAGTGAGATGAGTTTTGCAATTTTTGAATATAAAAAAACAAGTTCATATAACATTGCATTTTAAGTTGATCTGGTACACCCTTTTTCAAAATTAAATATTCACATGCAATCCAACCATATGGACGTTCTTTAGTATAAAATCCACAGATGCTTAACTCTTCTAATAATCTGTATTGATAAATTGTATGTTCAATGAATAAGACTTGATCAAGTGGGTAAACGATTGGTAATGCTGTTTTGATGTATATCATTGCTAAATTATTTTTACCTTTTAAACGTAATGCGTGACTGATACGAAATAAAGTTTCGGAACGTGTTGGTAAATGATCGTATGCTAGACTCCAGTAATGAATTGCATTTTCTAATTGTTCTAATCCAATATAAATATCCCCAATTCGTAAATATGCTATAAATATTTCTTCGAACCATCCACCTGCTTCTATACGTTTTTTGTAGAGATTAATTGCTTCTTGTTTATTACCTGCATCTGAATAACTTTGTGCCAAATAAAAATAATAACGTTCGTTTTTTGGTTCGTCGATAAGACCTTGTGTCAGTAATCGAATATCTCTTTCAAATTTATCGGCTTTTGCACCACCATCACCAATATCATCAATGTATAGAGATTCAAGTTTTCCATCGACTTCTTTATCATCACAACCCCAATATTCGTGTGTTACTCCGATACATTTGTAACGAAGAGAGGATCGAAAAATTCTTTTGTTGTAATAAGTCATCATTGGATTTTTTTGTTGGATACACCAAGAATCTTTTAGTGATAACATTTCTTTTTTGAAAACAGGTTCGATTTTAAAAATCATATCGGCATCAATTGTGATTAAATATGAAGTTGATAAATTTGCATTGTTCTCTTTTAGCCATTCTTGAGAGTTTGTTATACTTTTACTTCTATTATGACCAAAATTTTTCCATTCATCATGATAGACTTTTCCTTTGACTTTATTTTCTTTTAAAAATGTTTCGATCAAATCGACTGTGTTATCGGATGATCCTGTATCTGTGATAACAATTGAATCAATGATTGGTAAGATGGATGATAAACATCGATTTATGATTTTTGATTCATTTTTAACAATCATAACAAGAGTGAGAGAGATTGGCATGATTTTAAATAAAATGATTTCTATTTAAACTAATTTATAATTTACGAGAACGAGATTGGGATTTTTTACGTTTTTGTGATTTAGATTTAGATTTAGATTTTTTACGTTTTTGTGATTTAGATTTTTTGAATTTAACATATTTTTTTTTCGCTTCTTCTATTACTTTTGCATCTTGTTCTTTTATATATATATCTTTAAGTTCTTGTTCTAATGATTTAGAAAGGTCTGTTCTACATATTGTCATGAATGCTGGACGAAGAAACCCGCAACACGTGTCATCACTTATTTTTAATTCTTTTGGTGTAAAAACTGAGTTGTAAATTATTTACATTCATTCAAAAATTTCAACATATCTTCAGCAGTTCTTCCACCATTGTAAGGTTTAACTTCAACTCCGTTTTTAAAACATGCCAAATGAGGAAAACCTCTAAATCCTTTAAAAAAGGAGGTTTTATTTGAAAGATCTTTTTCACTATCTAATTCTCCTGTAATGTCTGCTAAACACAAAATAAATTCATCATTTGACATTTTGGTTGCTTTTTTAAATTCTGGTTTTGTTCGTTGACAATGTCCACACCATTCTGCCATTACCATTACAAAAACTAATTTGTCTTTAAACATGTCTTTGCTTGGTTTTAAAACTTTGTTTTTCATATCTAAATCGTGTGCTTCCAAATAATATTCTGTCATTCTTTATTGTAAATAAAATAAAAAATTTATTCATCTGATTCAATTCCTAGATCTTCTTCTTGAATTTGTTTTTTGTCTTTTGTATAAATGGAAATTTTTCCTAAATTTCCAACATTACTTGTGAATAATAGAGGTAAACCATTCTTTTGATAAATTTGGATTAGTGTACTTAACCCTGACATTTTAGAAATTCTGTAGAGTTGTTCTGTATCAAATTCTTGAATACATGTGATATCAATTTTTTCGTCGCTTTCACCGAAAACGATTTCACGACTATAAATACCACTTGTATCACAATTAAATTTAAGGTAACCGACACATGATGAAATGATAATGTGATTTCCACCCATATTATTTAGATCTTTGATCATTTTGATGTATTCATTGCTTGGGATATTGATTGGTTTATCATATTGAGTTGGTACATCAATGTCAAGACTTTGTAAATTTTGTACTTTTACAAAGCTTGTTGTTACACGATTTTTTTCTTTTGGAATGACACGAATTCCAAGTTCTTCTTTATCTTCTTCGATAAAGAGAACAAGGTTATCTTTTTTCTTTATATTTTTCAACATTTTATAAAAATGAGATAGATTTAGTCCTATAGATAGTTGTTTATTTTTTTTGTCATTGTATTTGAAAGTTGTAAATTTATCTGCTGATAATTCCAAGTCGATTAAAATTCTTCGATTGCTATCTGTCATTCTAAAAAAAAGACCACGTTCGTTGACGATGAAACATCCATTTTTGATATTATTTTGTAACAATTCAGATAAAATTTTGATAATGTAGCCTTCAGTTGTTTTACAATAAAATAGATAGGATGGATTTTCTGACATTTTTAATAAAGATGTAGTATTTAAAATAGTTATTTAAAAATTTTTTTAGTAATAAATGAATCCATCTATTTATTCAATTGTGTCAACAATTTTTGCATTTGTAATTTTAATGGTGTACTATTATACAAATGCTCCTGATTTTGTAAAGGAAAATGATGTTCCAGCTGTATCTACTACAGTACCAAAACGTGTTTTTTCTTTACGATTGGCTCTTATTTATGCCTTAATGTTTTCAAGTTCAATTGGTCTTTTAGTTTTGGGTGTATCATCTATTATGAAAAATTACAAAAATGATGAGAGTAGTTTTAGTGAGAGCGATAGTGAGAGTAGTTCTAGTGAAAGTAGTATTATCTATTAATTTAATTTTTTTAATTAAATTATAAATGAGTATTAATCCTTTACCCATTTGTAGTCATTTATATGGAATGGAAAATGTGAATGAAGTTCGTGATTGTGTAATGAATTCGATTTATCGTCGTTATGGTCCATTTTGTGATTTTCATCAACGTGGTTTGTATGAAATGATACAAAATTATATGGTTCAAATTTTAGTCAATGCAAATCGTAATCCTAGAGCAATTAAATTAGCTCTTCCTCCTTTACATTTGCAACCATCTTTTTTTTACGATTTGTATTTACAGACATTTAATAAAGTAGAATCATACAATAAATGTGTTGAAATGTGCCGTGATGATGTATGTAGAAGAAATTGTTTAATTGATCGAGAATCGATAGTAGAGGACAAGTCCCGTTAAGATTGCAAATAAAGCTATATAAGGAGATAAAATATTCCAGTCAATTTCTTTTGATTCCTTTAGAATAAATGAAGGTTTTCCGTATATCATTCCAAGTATAAAAGCTGTATTTAGAATGATATAAAAAAAGAGGAAAGGTATCCAGGAACGATTTTGGTAAGCCCATCCTCTTCTAGCTACTTTTAGTCTACCTACTCCTACTCCTTTTGAAAAACATTGTTGCAATGTACCATTTGCATAGTAACCAGGTGGTAATTCTCTGTCACCACAGTAAAATTTTCGTTGATCAATTGGTTGATAAGGTTGATTATAAGTGATATCAAGTGGCATATGAAGACCTACTCCGATTCCTTTTCGTAGACATTGGTGTCTGGTTCCTATTGTTTTATTTCCACCGTTTGCAATCAATTTTGGATTTAATTGATTGGAACCACAGAAAATACTCATTTATTTAAATTAAATTAAATAAATTATACGAAATGACCTCTATCCCATTGTAAATAATAATTATTTTCATCATCAGTTTCTATTTCGGATGTTTCTGATAAAGATTGATCGGAAATACAATTGTATTGATTCCATATGTTTATATTTCCTGATTTGACGATACATGCCCATGGATACTCGTTATAAAAATCAATGTATACTTGATAATTGTGAGGAAGTTTATAATGAGTAAGATAAGGACTTTCTTGGAGTGTATCTTCACATTCTTCGCATAATAGATGGTCACGTTTAGAGATTTTTCTAAATATATTGGAAACAAATTCATGTCTTTTTAAGACTTCAAAATAATGAAGATATTCATCAATGTCTAGAAAATCGTTTGGAGAAATATATTTATTATTGATCCAGTCATTTCCACATAAAGGGCATATCAATTCAGATAAAAATGTTGTTTTGAATGTTTTAACAAAATAGGTTGATAAGATCTTTGAATATTGTTTTGATAATGTTCGGAAACGAATTAAATCACGTGGTAATAAAAAGGATGAAATGATATGAATAAGATCAGATGGTACATTGTTCATTTTTGATTTTAATTTTAATTTTGTAGATTTATTTCAATTTTATATTGTAATAAAGATGTTTGACCAATTTAAAAGATACTGGGATGAATATGGTCTAGAAGGACTTGCTATCTTATCTGGAATTTTAATTATAGTTTTATTTTTTTACAATTGGTATACGAATAAACAAGGTACATATAATAGTAGAATTGAAAAGATTGAGTTTGGTGAAATGCCAAAAGATCCTTTTTTTAATTATAGACAGCATACGGTTCGAGATAGTAAATTGGAATTGGCTGCAAAGTATCATTTGGAAGATATGTTTCAACGACCATTTTACAAAATTCGTCCAGACTTTTTAAAGAATGATGCAACTGGGAGAAATCTTGAGATTGATTTATTCAATAAAGAGTTAATGTTGGCAGTTGAAACACAAGGTGTTCAGCATTACAAATTTACTCCAAAATTTCATTTGACGGAGAGACATTTCAGAGATCAACAATATCGAGATGAGATGAAAGCTCGTAAATGTCGAGAGTATGGAATAAAATTGATTGAGATACCTTATTATGTAAAAGAACGTGATTTGCGTGAATATTTAAAAAAAGCATTACGAATGTAATATATAATAAATGGATGATTCTTGTCTAATGTGTCTTTTTCGTATAAAAAAGAAGCAATTTAATTATCCAAATTATATCATTACTGATCGAGAAGATGGTATTATTCAATATTGTCTGATTTGTAATCAGGAATTGTATCATAAATTAGTATATTGTAAAATTTGTCAGTATACGTTAGGACATGTAAATTGTGTAAAAAAGTGGTTGGAAGATGGTGCAAAAAAATGTCCAAAATGTAAAGAATAATTTAAATTTCTTTGTATGTAATTGGTCCTGTAAAAGAGTCAACTGGTATTTCCATAAATAAAAATTTACCTAATAAAGGTTCGGCTTTTTCAATCATATAATCTGTATCTAAATCAGTTGGTTCGATCCATCCTAAATTTGGATGTTCTATGATATAGGATAGACCTGATAAAACACCTGCAGCAACTTGAACAATTGTGGGTGTATATTCACTTTTTACAATTTTATCAGATGTAGATAGTATTGAACCACACCAGAAAATTCGATCAACTTTTTGTTCTCCACAAAAAATTGTGCATCCGACACTATCATGACCAGTGATATTTTTTCCATCAAATACTTTGAAATTATTTTCTTGATTTACATATAGCCATAGATCTTTATCATCAGCATTAAATTTTTGTCTAAAATTAAGAATAGATTGATCTACGTATGGACTTGTTTGGTATACATAAGACATGAATGGAGAATATTTTCCGAAATAACGTGCCATATCAAATATTTCTCCGTGATGTACTAATTTTCCTCGATAATTTGTAAATTCAATTTCACCTTTTTCTGTAAGTACTGGGCAAATTGAGTTTAATGTTGTATGAAGTCCATTTTCTTTTAAAAATATTACATCATAATCTGATTTTCCTCTCATTTTGTTGTATACTTTCATGGTAACATTGCTCATTTTATCATCTGGAAGGTTTGGATGAATAAAATCATTTGATTTTCCATGAACTAATTCTGTTTTATCTTTTGCTTCAAAAATATATCCTGCAACACTCCATGTATTATAAATAATTCCATCGAGAAGTGGTTGTGTTGTAACCATATTATCAATTTCACTCATTAAAATGGAACCTACTTTATACGCACGAATGATAGATTGCATTTTTTCAGGACAATATTTTGATAATTTTTTAGAGTCTGGAACAGGGTTCATTTCATTCATTTTATCAAGAGCATGTAAGATATAATGTTGAATAAGCCCAGGATTTTGTCCACATTCTGTTAGTATTGTGCATTTTGGGTGGGGAAATTCTACTGCGATAGATGCGATCATGTGTTGTTGACAGTCGATTGATGTTCCTAACATTGCATCGTTTTCGTCTTCAATACTTGTGTTGATGTAATGAAAATTGTGGATTAAACACATTTTAATGAAATAGTAGGTTACAGTTGATGTTGTTAAATCTATAATGATGTCGTGTTTTTTGAGTTGAAGAAGTTTGATTAAATCTTCAAAGTTTGTCGAGTCAACGTTCATGACGATTTTTTTGATACCTTTTAGATTTGGACCAGTGAATACATCTTTTGATTTATCGATTAAAACTACACGTTTTCTATTGAATGAAAAATATTTTTCAAAATAATCCCAGACACATTTAGCGACTGCTCCATAACCTAAAAAAACGATTTTTTTATTTTTAACATCTAGTGTCATTTTTATTTAAATTAAATTAATTTAAATTGATAATACAATCAAAAATATTATCATTTGCATTTACAATTTCAAATCTAATACCACGTTGTAAAAGATATTCGTTCTCTGGTAACCAGCTTTTCTCGTCATTATATTTGTAGAATAAAATATTTGGAGTTAAAGTGAATCGAAGGATAAAATTTTCATGTCCAGAAAATCGTAATGCAATATTGATATTTGTAGTGCAACTAGTGTATCCAAGATTTGTGAATGTTTGACTAAATTCATCAAACATTTTGAAACCATGATAGAGTACAATTTTGTCGGATGTAGTCTGAATAATTTGACGATCAATATTTACAATATGTTGTTCGATTAAAGGTCTAAAATAAAGACGATTTCGTAAGTATTCATTGATAATAGTGTGACCGGACTCAGTGCTTTTATAATATTCTAAAGAGTCAGTATTTCCTATTTTATCATTTATTTTTTTTCTTAAATTAAATGAAACGAATTATGATTTATCTTACAATTTTATGTGTTATAATTATGTTTGTATATATTTGTTTTCGAGAATCAGATGAAAAAAAAGAATGTAGAATTCGTAATGAATTAGAAAATCTTATTTCAGAAATTGATGTATATAATAGACGTTATCCTACTAAAAAAATGATAAATATTCCTGTATATTATATCAATATGGATATACATGTAGACCGTAGAAATCATATTGAAAAACAGCTTTTGAAATATGCAAGTGGACATAAACAGCGTATAAAAGGGTTTAATGGTTACGAAATTAAAAATACAAAAAATGATAAGGTAGATGGTATAACATTTTACAATGATTATGATTTGACAAAAGCCGAGATTGGTTGTACATTATCACATTTGATTGCAATAAAAACTGCATATTATAATGGAGATGAAATAGCAATTATAATAGAAGATGATACAAATATAAATTTGATTGAAATGATTGATGATAGTGTAGAATCAATGATTGAGAAAGCTCCATTAAACTTTCATATTATTAAATTATTTTATATGAATACAAATCGTATAAATAATTTAATTCCATATAAGAATGAATTATTAAAAAATTATTCTTTTTTTTATGAAGGTAAAGATGAAAGATTTAATACAGCATCAACCGTGGGATATCTTATTAATAGAGAAGGAATGAAAAGAATATTAAATCATACTCTTATTAGTGATTCTATTTTTCATATAAAAAAAGAAAATGGAAATCCATATAGTGGATCTGCAGACATTTTTTTATACAATCTTGTAAATACTTATAATCTATATCCAAGTTTATTTTTTCCGAATAATGTATCATTACAAAGTACGATACATGATGATCATACTTCTGGGCATATTTTAAGATCAATTGAATTATTGAAATATTATTCTGATAGGATAAAAGAAGTTGAATTTTCTAATTTTTCTATGCATGTTGTTTATATTAATTTGGATAAAAGAATAGATCGTGATAATGAGACAAAAATTGAATTAGATAAAATAAAGGGGAAAGACGTAACAAGAATACCTGCTGTTGAGAAACATAATGGAGCATATGGTTGTTTACTATCTCATTATAAAGCACTTGAATATTCTATAAATTATTATCCAGAACAACATGTTCTTGTATGCGAAGATGATATTGAATTTTTAGAGAATCCTTGTTTTGTGATAAATGATATTATAAAAAATGTTGATTGGGATGTTATCATGATTGCAAATAATACAATAGGATCTTCTAGGACAAATTTTAAGAATGTTAATAAAGTAATTGAATCACAAACTTGTTCTTGTTATTTGGTACATTCTTCTTATCGTAAAAAGTTGATGGATGTTTTTAAGAAATCAATTGATGATTATGAGTTGACAGGAAAATGGATAGATATGCTACATTGTAGTGATCAATGTTGGAAATCTTTACAATTAGTTGATAATTGGTATATTCCTTCTAAAAAAGTTGCAAAACAACGAAAAAGTTATAGTGATATTGAAAAGAAAATAGTTGATTATTTAATTTAAAAGTATGAATGAATATAAAATGCAAAAAATTGACAGGATTTATCTTATCAATATGGAACGATCAACAGATCGTTTACAACATTTTATGAATGAAGTTGAACGTCACAAGTTACCTGTTGATAAACTCACAATTTTCAAGGCAATTGATGCATCAAAACACGAATTTACTCCCGAAGAGTTAGAACTAACAGCAAAAATGATAGAAAAAGGGGGATTAAAGACAGTGATTTGCAATTTTCTTAGTCATTATTATGTATGGAAAGATATGAAGGAAAAGTCATATAAAAGGGTTCTTGTACTTCAGGATGATGTTTATTTTGTAAATGATTTTATAGAGAAGATTGATAAAGTTGTTGAAAAAATTCCAAATGATGCAATTTTGGTGAATATAGGAACTCATCTTGTTGGAATATTGTCATTGTTTCTTGATTGGCCTTTAAATACTCCTTATGAAAGAATATATTGTAAGGAAATTGTAAATGAACAAATATGTATTTGGAATAGAGGAGCTTTCAGTTTAGCATATATAGTCAATAGTATTGCTGATATATCTTTTTTTAATGGAATAGATGGGCCAATTGATCACTTTATTGAAAATGAATTAAATAAAAAAAATATTTATTATGGAAGTATGGATATTTTAGCAACTGGAAATTCTAAATTTAAAAGTACAATTTTTGAAGGACCAAGTGTGCCAGAAAATTTAGCATCTTATTTAGAAATGATGAATGAATAAAATTGATTATTAAAGAATCAAAATAGATATAAGAAATGAATAAGTATTTTAAACAGTTATCAAGTAGATTTCCGGATGTATTGTCCGATTATTCTACAAGATGGGCAGAGCCTTTTGATTTCTTATTACAAGAAGAATCGATTGTGATAGATATAGATAATGTGGAAGATTTGAAACAACCTGAAAAAATACTTTCTAAAATAAAGGTGGCAAATGAACATGGATATCATATGATTCGTATCATGGAAACTGATATTTTACCAAAATTTGAATTAAAAAAGGCAAATCAGTTTATATGTAAAAATAATGAATATGATGTAATAAAGAATTATAAGCATAAAATTGGTATATTGGAGTTGAAAGAAATGGCAAAAAAAAATGGAATCCCAAAATATTATTCAATGAAAAAAGAGGAATTAATGAGATATTTAAAATTGATTTAAAAATTAAATTTTTAATTTCAATTAAAAATGAACGTGGTTGATATTACACCGATTTTTTCTGATTTAATTGAAAACATTATATGTCTTGAATATAAGGAGTTATCAAAGACTCCTTGTATGCAGGAATTATGTGAATATGTTCATGATCATAATGAATTTATGGTAAATTTTGGGGATGAAATGATGTATTTTGAGAATGTAGATGAGTTATTTTTTGGTACGATGGAATATTTCAAAAAACAGGAAAGATATAAAGAGATGGAATGGATTCAGAGAGCAATTAATAAAATGGAGACTTTTATAATGGTTGATAATGTGAGTGATATGATGCAATTTTTCAATTTATAATGATAAATTATAAATTGAGGTATTTATGATATGTATAGATGGAATGGGTTCAAAGAGCACTTAATAAAATGGAGACTTTTATAATGGTTGATAATGTGAGTGATATGATGCAATTTATAATGATAAATTATAAATTGAGGTATTTATGATATGTATAGATGGGTTTCTAGGACTGCAATAAAATGTTTATAAGAAATTTGAGACATTTCAGGTTCAAGTTTTTTCAGTAATTCATTTGGGTAAACCATACGTGAAAATTTAAGTAAATTGTTACTTTTTAAATAATGATAAATGTATGCACGAAGATAGAGTAATCCGATTTTATTATCAATTGTCCATGATTCCGTATTTGTAAACTGAAGAGGCATACAAAGCCAATTTTCATTGGTTTGTTTAGGTACACCTATTTTGTTTAGAATTTCAACAAGCTCTTCAGAAGGATAGAACATCTTGAATTTAGAATATTTTAAAATTATAAATTCATTTTTATAAAGTTGATTTTCGTTTCTTTGATTCTTTTTTTTGACTTGCACCCCATACACCGTCTACTAGACCGTTATCTATGCATTCTGTTGCTGTCCACCATTTGTCGTGACTTAATACTTGTTTGATTTTTTTATCGGACATTGAAGTATGATCAGCGTATAGTTTGTAAAGACGTTCCATGAACTTTGTATCATTTTCAAAATCGTCTTTAATTTCTTCGTATTTTCCATAAATACCTGTAGACAATTGATGGATCAACATGAATGAATTTTCGGTGATGTATCGTTCTTGGCATACCATTGAGATGATTGTTCCAGCAGAGGCATTTTGGCCTTCAATAATTGATACAATTGGTACACGACAATTTTTGATTACATCAACTACACCGAATGCAGATAAGAGATCACCACCTAGGGTGTTGATATGTAAATAGATTTTGGGAGGAGAGATGTCGTAATCAATAGATAATTTCAGTAGTTCTTTACTTAGATCGTTGATTTTTCGTGATAAATCAAGACATGTTTCTTGACTTACATCTGTATAAAAATAGATGTGGTTTTTTTCACGTTCAGCGTTTTCTGGTGGACTCATCATCATTTTCAATTGTTCAAATGGGTTTTCTATGACTGGTTTATCAGTCTTTTTCTTTAATCTAAACATTTATTAGTAGACTGTTCTTTTAGATTGAAATTTATAATTTTCCAATCATTCTAGCAAGTTTTGTCATTTCTCTTAAATGTTTACCTTGTTTTTTTGTTACAGGCATTTTTTGTCTTTTAGGTGGGCTTTTTTGTTTAGGTGGACTTGTTTCTCCTCCTTCTTCTTCAAATAATTTTTCCAACATGTCTAAAAGTTCTTTACGTGTATGTGGTATAACAAGTTTTACAGGAGATTTACGTTTTACTACAGGAGATTTACGTTTTACTACAGGAGATTTAGGTTTAGCTGCACCTTTTCCTTTTAGTATTTTTTTAAAAGGAGTTTTTTTTCTTAGATTACCGTAAGCCATTTATTAAATATTTTTTATTTTTTTTCATTAAGAGTAAAAATATAGAGTTCCGTGTGTAATTGGATTTGGTTTACTTTTTAACATGTCATCGAATGAACCTATTTTTTTAATGAGTTTACTTGAGATATCATTGTAATAATACCAAATTCCATCATATTTTATGACAGATGTGTAATGAGCAAAGTCTTCATGATGAATAACAATACTAGATAAATGCAATTGTGAATAATTTAAAGTGAATAGTGTTTCTGTTGGAAAAAATCTGGTTTTGTAAAATACTCTTTCATCATCTTCTAATACTAAACGTTTTACATAAAATACTGCAAATGGAATATTAATATTTCTTTTTATAATGGATGTTTTTTTGGTGTACAAGCCTTCATTATCTGGTTTCCAAACATTTTTTTTATCGAAAAATGTGACATCAATTTGTTTTATGAATTCTGTGATTGAATAAGTACGGTTTTGATCAAGTTTTATTAATAGGGATTCTACGATTTGAATAATGGGTGATGTTTTTTCCTTTCTTTTTGATACAAATTGTAAATGATCCGTATCATACTTATTACTTCCGTAATTATAGATAGTTTCAGTGCAAATATCATTCATTCCAAATAATTTGAAAATGTACATAAGAAATTCACCTGCATCTTGTGTTATAGATCTATGAAAAGGTTGTGAACCTTTACATTTTTGGAAAGTTTGTCGAAGTCTATCACAATTTTTTGTTTCATTTTCAGTATGAAAAAAGTCTGAAATATTTATTAATTCTTTTTTGATTTCTTTAATATATTTTTGATTGTCTTCTGGGGAAAGAGAGTCATCACACATTCGTTTAGATGTTTTCTTAAAAATATATTTTGTAATGACTGGATTTGGACTTAGTAAAAGACTTAAAAGTGTACTATCAAGATAACAACTGTTTCCTGAATAGGATAATGCGTTGAATTTTTTCAAGATTGGACTAGTTTTTTCGAGTGTTGGAAATGGTGGTAAATTTTGGAGTTTGATCCATTTGGATGGAATTTTGTTTCCTGTAGCACAACGAATTAGTAGAAAAATATGGGATAGATAATTCATTTTGATTTGTTTGAAAAAAAGTAACATTTTATAATATTTTTTTGGAGTTAGTTCTTCAAAATCATGAGAGATTTGGATGATTCCAATGTCATTATCATAATCAAAACCTAATTTGTTGATGAGAGATATGAATGCTTTTTGTACATTTTTTCTAATGATTTGATCGATTCTAAATATTTGTTTTTCATCTGATGTTAATTTTGGTGAGAAAAGAAGATTAAAATTTTCATTTATATCAAAAATAAATGGATTAGATGAATAAAATGAAGTTCTCTCCATTTTATTTAAAAGTTTTACTTTATTTTTTAATTTTTTTTAGATATGATGTACAGAATAGGCATGATGTTAATGTTTTATTTTCCAAGTCATTACTATGATCATATTTTGTACCACAGTCTGAACATAAATTCATGAATCCATCTTTTGTTATTTGTTTACATGCAATCAACATATCACATGAACCTATGTAATCTTTAATCGGAACAATGTTTTTACAATTTTCACAGTATTTCCAGTCTACTTTTTCTGATTCATGAATTGAATCATCTATTTTTTTTGTCTTTACACAATCTGGACAGTAAGATATGCTTCCATCATTAAAACATAGACTTGAATCTACACTTTTTTTACAACATTGACACTTCATTTTTTATTTGGATTGTTTTTTAAATTAGAGAATTCAATTTTATTTAGGAATTATTTGTTGATGTCTTATTGCACCAAGAAGACATCAACAAATAATAAAATATTTGATATTATGTTCTTTACATACACCTATAAAAATTTCTATATTTGACAAGTATCACATTTTTTATGGAGAGAGTAATAAGAAAGGCAAAGTAAAAAAAAGTAAAGAATTCCTGTTCTACAAAACTTATTGTTTATAAAAAAATACAAAATATTGTATAAAAGCGTTGTACAAATAATTAGTTTTATTAAAGAACGAATATTACAAAATGCACCTATCATTTTGCTATTACATTTTCCTGAAATGATATAAAGTAAAAAAAGAGCAGTAAAAAACATCATGTATTTGTAATAAACAATAAAGCGTTGAATATAGAGAAAAATATTCCACGATTTTTCAAAATGCATCATTGCACACATATTTTTTGAAATGATACAGTCATCAATTGAATCACAATAATATACGATATTTTTAGGTATCTCGTAAACATCACTTCTGTTTTCATCCAATAACTTTTTGTATATCATTCCTCCAGTTGTTCTTTGGACATACAAAACATCTAGATACTCGTACCATTTTCTTTTATAAGAGTTTTTGATATGATCAATTAGGTTTTTAAATAAAGGATGTTTTGGACAGCTTCCAATAAAAGATTGTCTTACATCTGAAAATCCTCCTAAAGATGTAGTGATTTTATTTTTATCGATAAGAATATCTAAACTTTGATCACCTGATTCAATATCCATATCTATATAGAATCCTCCGTAAATATAAAGTAAAAAATATCTACCTAAATCACTTCTTTGTTGTGGTAATTTGAAATAGTTATAAACTTCTACCAACGACAAGTCATATTTTTCAATCAAATTAATTAGTGTTTTGTCGCTCCAGCACATGTATTGATACCCTTCTGATTCTTTCTCTTTCCATCCATCTCTATATTTTTTGTATTTATCTGGAATTTTATCACATCCTTGTGTCCATATTTGATGGATAATCTTTGGTATCATTTATTACATAAATAATTAATATTCACTTTTTTTACACAATAAAAAAACGATAATATTTTTCAAAATTAAAAGATTTTCTTACAGAAAGTTGATCTAACTAATAAGCATAAAATTTCAAATATTTATTATTTTATAAGAAACCTAATTTTATAAAATAGATTCAATGTTAGACTTAATGATGACATTTTCATCTACATTTGAATAATGAGTCATTTTATCATAATATAATTTTTTGCAATCACCCAAACACTCAAACGTTCTCTTTGTATAATTAAAATAGTCATGTAATTCATCTGTAATTATAATTTGATTTTTAAGAGTTTCATTTTGTAAACAATGATGAATTACTCTGGAAAACATTATAGGACCCGTTAATTCCAATACAAATTGTTTTGTCTTTCCGTTTTTATCAGAATGCAAAAGACGGATCATTTCTTCAATAACTAATTTTAAGACTGGATGTTTTGGTGTAACAACAAAAACCCAATTTTGTATTTCTCCTCTTTTAAAAGGTAAGATTTTTGAATGATAATTTACACTTTTTGATAAATTATTTTTTGTACATTCCCAATGTGAAATAAGAAGAGTATTTTTTATATTATATTTTTTCAATAGGGGATACAAATTTTTTTTAATATCACTTTTTATGTCCATATAAACTCCTCCATAAACATATAATAAACAATATCTAGCAAAATCTGATAAACATGCACCAAATTTTGGATTTATTTTTTTATAAGCTTTGTAAACTTCTATTGGAAAATATTGTAAAAGAAAGACATCAATAGAATTATTGTCATAAAAATGAAAACTAAATTCTGGATTCATTTTCATGTTAGGTTGAATAACTTCTTTAAAGAAAAATTCATTAATCTCATATTCTTTTAATGTTTCTATAACAACTAAGGGTATTTCTGTTAATGATTTTGTTTCTTGGTTTCTATAATAATTTGATATGAAAATACGATTGTAATTATTGGGTTGACTATAATGAATAAAAATCAAATATATAAAAAACAATAAAAAGCATGTAATTAACTTTAACATTTATTGTAATGTTAAATAAAAAAAAGTTAAAAAGTTAAAAAGAAATAAAGTAATAAAATCTCAAAATTCAATCTTGCTACTTACAGGATTATGGTCACTATAAGGACTCTGTAAAGTGATTGGATTCATTTTCACGTTTTCACTTGTAATAAAGTAATCAAATACAAGTCCTTCATAACCAGTCGATGGACTTGATTTTGATTTGCTTGTTTTAAAATCAATGTAAATGGTTGGATCTTGTGGATGATAAATGCATAAATCGTGACGATTTTTCAAATCGTTGATATCAATATTGAAATCACCACCCATAATATAAGGTTTATCTAGTGACTTTGAATATGTTAACAATTCTTTTAATTGTAAAAAAGCGTAGGGATCATAACGTTCATAATCACATGATTGTAAATGAGTATTTACTATTTTTACGATTTGTCCGTCAATATTAATTGATGCTGACAAAAATCCTTTTTCAGTAAGACGGTCGTATGTTGATGCGTTATAATTCATAAAAGGTACAAACTTTGTATCTATAATTGGAAATTTTGAGAGGATGACAAGACCACTGTTTACAAGTGCTAATCCTTTCATTTTTCCTCTACATATATAATAATGGGGAAAATAGGATTCCAGAGATGAAAAAAGTTCATCATAACATTCTTGAATTAAAATGATTGAATGATTGTCCATTTCAGCAATTGTTTTTAAAGATTTGAATGACCATGGAAATTTCTGAATATTATAAGTAAGGATAGATAAACTTGAATTTTTTAAATTTTTTAAAGGTTTGTACATTTCTTTAATCATCATTTTTTGGTAAATAATCCATCCACAGACAATGAATAGGAAAAATACTAAAATCAAAATATAAATGATGTACATCATTTATAACAGTAAAATAAAATTTTTTAGACTAGTTCTTTTTTTCGTTCATTGATAATATAATCAATTTCTTTTTTCATTTCTTTAACTTCATATAATTGATATGATTCATTTTCTGGATATAAAATGACAAGAACCATTTCTATGATTGAAAGGCCGTATAATGTTTCTAGAATACGTTTATAAATATTCAATTGGATGGAATAATGATTGAAATTGCAATGATCAAGATGTTTTAATTTTCCAAAACCTTTTTCAAATTTATTTTCCATTTTAATCTCTTTGCTTCTTTTCCAATCATATAATGCGTATTTACCTTCTTGCCCATTGACTTTATAGAGCATATCAAGTTGTCCTGCTAATTTAAGATCTGTTCGAAAAATACTCCATTCTGTTCGATAAGGAGTTAGACGGTCTTTGATTGACTCATTAAATGCTAAAAAATGTAAAAATTCTAGAGGTTGTTCTTCGACTGTTATATTATTGTAAAACATTTCAATCGATTTATGTAATTTTGTTCCTTTTCCACTTGCTTCTTTTCCACTCTCATTCCATTGATTTTTGATGTCTTCATCTGACATATCTTTGTATTTTTCAGGTAAGCCATTTTTTCCATTTCTCATTTTTTGAATGACATCATCTGCATTAAATGATGGAAAATGATGATGAATGAGTGTCGTTACACTCATAATACCTTCACTTGAACCATCTATACTGTATTTATGAGTGGGTTCATCAAAAACAATTCGTGTATCACGTGGATGACTGTTCAGAGTCGATAAATACGTAGTCTCCATCATTTTTTATATTTTTTTGAATTTTGTTTTTTGTAATCAATTTTACATAATCTGTAATTATATAGTTGATTGGTTGTACTAAAATGTAAGAAGACATTTCAATACATATAGGAACAAATGAAGGTGTAATACCTATATAAGTTACTAAATAACTGGATGCATATTTTGCAATTGGTGCACTGAATAAGTATGTAATCATATGAATAAAAAAACTCATTTATTTTATACCTTTTTAAATAAATGACGAAACGACATTATTTGAAAAAAGCGAGCGCAGTAGGAAATTCTAAAAGTATGTCATATACAATGAATCAAATTGTGAAAATCTACAATTTTCCTACAGTTATCTCATCTGCTAAAAAAGTGATAGGTGTTTTATCATTTGGAGGAGGTTTATTTGGTACACTAAATTCTTCAGGTGTATTAACAAATGGTGATGTTCAACAATTTTGGAGCAGTTTGGGTATTTCTCAATCTAATTTTCCACAAGTGATTGTTGTACCAATAAATGGTGCAACAAATAATCCGGTTGTTGGTGCAAATGAGAATGGTACAACTGAGAATACGATTGATGTCGAGACGATTGGAGCTGTTTATCCTAGTTCAAATCTAACAATTATTTTATATATTGCTCCACCGACATCTACATTTTACGATTTAGTAAATTATGTTCTTACTAAAGCTGTAGTTGTAAATGGTTTATCGTATTCACCAAGTGTAATATCTATTTCATGGGGATGTCCAGAGGTTCAAAATGGAACAGTTGATTGTATACAAACGAATGGTTTGTTTGCAAAAGCCGTTTCAAATGGAATAACGATATGTGCAGCTTCTGGAGATAATGGATCATCAGATGGAATTTCTGGTGTAAATGCGGATTTCCCATCTTCTTCTCCAAATGTTGTTGCATGTGGAGGAACTACTTTGGTATGTCCAAGTGGTGTGTATGATTCAAATACAAAGGAAACGGTATGGTCAGGGAGTGGGGGTGGATTTAGTATATTGTTTCAGAAACCTTCATATCAATCAAATTTGAAAAAATCTGCATATCGATCAACTCCTGATATTGCATTTAATGCTGATCCAAATACAGGAGTCTTATATCTTATCAATGGTCAACAGGGAATTATTGGAGGAACAAGTATTGTTGCACCTTTAATGAGTGCATATATAGCATTGACTAATCCAGTAGGATTTATCAATACAAAGATTTACAGTTCACCTGTACCATCACCTTTTTATGATATAACAACTGGAAATAATGGAGCTTATAGTGCTTCAGTTGGATATGACAATTGTACAGGATGGGGAAGTTTTAATGGAATATTATTTGCTATACAGACTCCAGTTCAGACACCAACACCGTCTCCAGTACAGACACCAACACCGGTACCTTCTCCAGCACCTTTAGTTAAAAATATTACACTACCTTTAAATTATTCGTATAAGATTGCATCTATAAATTTTACAGTGAATAATTCTAATGTTACATTTGTAAATGGTTTTATAACAGGTGTAAGTATTGGAACAAGTATTCTAAAAAGTTCATCAATGATAATTAATGTAAATGTAATTCCTGATCCACTTGGATGGATTAATTAAATTGATTTGAAATTTAAAATTAATTAATTTTAAATTGAATAAATGACAACTATATCTAAAATCGTTGAAAAATTATGTAAAAAGTTAGAGGTAGAGTACATTTTGAAATTACCAAAAGTGATTCAAGAAATGATAATTAAATTATCAAAAAATATAAATACTCCACTAGCTCAATTTTACTATCATTTTTTGCTTTATAATTCAAACCCATTTTACCAGTTTTACAACACTATAGACATTAGATTACAAAAGGATGATTCAAGGGACTACATGAGAGAATATATCAAATTGGATTTGGAACAAAATTTACGAAATTCAAAAATTGAAATTGATGGGTTTCATAAAGGAGATCAAAGTAAATTACAATTTTATACATATTTTACAAATTATTTGGATCAATTCAAGCATTATATAAAAACTCAAAAATATGAAAGAAAACAAACAAAAGAATTTACAAATGCATGGTTAAAATGTTGGGAAATGATTATTTTTTATAAACTAATTCCAGTAGATCATAAAGATGATTTTACAGTTTTTTGCAATGCAGAATTTCCAGGGGCTTTTATATTTGCAATCAATCATTATATAAAAACCAAAACCAAAAATAAAAAATATGAATGGTTTGGAAATAGTTTATGGCCAGGCTCAGAAAAGGATAAAAAAGATGATGTAATTTTAGGAGACGAATTTGGTTTATACAAAAAGTATAGACCAACGGGACATTGGTTGATGAGTCCTACTGAAAATGGTGATGTGACAGATCAAAAAATGAATGAATATATAAAGGAAAAATTACATAAAAAAGTTGATTTGTATACAAGCGATATTGGTATTAATATTCCATTTGAAGATGCAAATGAGCAAGAAACGATTGAGGCAAATTTAAATCTTGGTCAAATTATTTGTGCATTAAATACTTTAAAAGAAGGGGGACATATGATATGCAAAACTTTTTTATTTTTCAAGCCAATGACAATTTCATTATTATATTTAATGACAACAGTTTTTGGTGAATTTAGTATTTCAAAACCAATGACAAGTCGTCCTGGAAATTCTGAAATCTATTTGATTGGAAAATTTTATAAAGAAGATGTAAATGTTACGAAAATGTTGGAAAAAATGTTGTACAATTGGGATCGACGTTTTATGGATGATTGGATTGTTCCTGTCCCAAAAACATTTTATTTACATGTTGTATATGCTTCTTATTACATATACAATCGTCAGATGTATTTTATAAATAAAAATACGGAATTGGCAATGTATGAATATGAAAAAGGTAAAAAATTATCAAGTATAATTGATATTTTTAGACGTCCAAAAGATGATAAGACTCTTATTGAAATTACACTTCGTCAAAAAATGGTAAATGAATGGAAAAAACAATATCAAATTGGGTCAATTGACTATAGAGATCAATTATAATTTTTATACAGATACAACTTGATCAAATGCTCCAGTATTCACTTGATGTGCAACACATAAAATTAATTTTCCTCGATACTTTTCTTTAAGAGTATCAATTACAGTATCAGATGTTTCACTATCAAGAGAACTGATGCATTCATCTAATAATAACATTCTATTTTGAACAAGTTCAGAGAAAGCGAGCGTAAATGCTAAATTTACTCGATCACGTTGACCACCGGATAAGAATTCAATGTCACCTTTGATTGTATGATATTGAACTTCAAAAAACAAACCTACTTTGTCTTTTCCTGATTTCAATTCTTTATTTGTTACGAGTTGAACACGAATATCTTCATCTGGAAAAAAGTCTTGAATGTAGAGACTTGCATGTTTGTTGAGACTGTCAATAAAATCAAAAATTGAACGAGTTTCTGCTTCTTTTACATAATATAATAATTTTTCATAAGATTTTACTTCTTCCATTAAATAGTCTTTTGCATCTTTACTTTTTTGTATTGTTTCAGATAATTCTGTGTATTTAGTATTTGAATCGTGAGTTTGTTTCCATATTGTTAATTGTTTTATAGAGGTATCATATTGTTCTATTTTTTCTTCAAAAGTTTGAATTTGTGTTTTTGTTTCAGATAAAAGTTGACTATGATCATCAAGACTTTCAAAATTAAATGATGATAATTTTTGTTCAAGAATTGAGTAACGTTTGATTGATTCTTTTATAGAGCTCATTTTTTCAATAATTGAATAAATGTCGATTGAAAGATCTTGAATATCTGATGAATCATAAGATTCTATTCTTTTTTCAATTTCATTTAATTTAGAGAAGAGAATGTTGTATGAACGTTCATCTTTTTTCAAATTTGTTAAGAGTAAATTAAAATCAGAATCAATTTCAAATGGAGTTTTACCCACTAAAAGTTCAAATTCATCAAATAGTGAATTGTATTCTTCTGTAGATTTTTCTAATAATGTAATTTCTTTTTGGATTTTGTCTAATATTTTTTGTTTTTTCAAAATATCATCTTTTGTCAAATTTGTACAAGATGGTGTAATGGTTGTTTTCAATAATTTTCCTGCTTCAAATTTAAGATTTGTTTGACAAGATGGACATTCATACGTATTTTGTTGTTCCAATAAAATATGAATTTGTTTAATTTCATCAATTAAAGATTCTTTTGTATTTTGTAATTCTTCTTCTTTTTCTTCACCAATTTTATCTTCAAGAGAGTTTATAGATTTTTGTATATTTATTATTTTTTCAAGAGTTGAAATAAACTTGAAATTTTCAGTATCAAATGTCAATGATTCTGTTAGTTTTGATTGTTCTATCAGATCATTTTTATATTGTCTTTGATTTTCGATAGACAATTGTTGTTTATCATGAATATTTTTTTGTTGTTGTAATTCTTCTAACGTTTGTTTTAAAAGAATAATGTCAAATGTAGCTAATTCGGATTCAATTTCAGATTTTTTTTGAGATTGAAGTAAATGATCTTGATATTTTTGTTGTTCTGATTCTAATTTTGAATATTTAGAGATTAATTTAGATCTATTTTTTTTAGAAATTTCTAGATTAGAAGTTTGTAGTTGTAATGTATCCTCATAATTTTCGGATGTAATAGATCTTTTTAATATTTTGCATACATTTTCTCTGTATGAAAGAGATTTCATGAGACTGCTAGCTACTGAAATTGTAGAATCATGAGAGATCAATTCTTTTTTTGATAGATCTAATTTAGTCTTTAAAGAATCTTTAATTTCATCAATTTTTTCATCTGCTAATAATAAATTTCTTAAAAAAGTCATTTTTGCATCAGGAGTTAAATAGACGAATGAGTATGAGTTATCTTGATCAATGTAACTAATGTGTTTAAAATCTGTTCCAAATTGTTGATCAAGAATAGATTGTGCTTCATGTTCTTCATAAATTTTTAATCCTTTTTTTACTATAAAACGAGTTGGATTTTTTCCACGTGTAATAATAATATCATCGATTGATAAGATTACTTCAAGTTTTGATTTTTCTTTTCCGAATGTTGCTACATTTTTTAAATTTCCGGTGATTGCATACATGATAGAGTTTAGTATTGTACTTTTTCCTTTTCCAGATATACCTGATATTAAGATGATACCAGAGTCATTAAATGAAAAAGAATTATTTTCCCAGCATCTGAAATTGTTTAAAGTAAGAGAAATTGGCATTTTCATTTTAAATCAGTATAAATTTTAATATTCAATTTTAGTTATATCTATTTAAAAATTTTGGTTTTACTTAAAATGAGTATTACTTATACTGAAGACAAACGTATTAATAAATATATTATTATTCCTGATAATGTTGATGATTTTGAGAATATAGATCATATCTTTCGTGAACGAAAATATGATGTTCGTAAACTTCGTGGACGTGTTGGTTGGTCTTGCTCAAATGAAGTTTCTCAAAAAAAATGGATTGATAAATTTATGTCTGAAAAGAATGAACCTAGTTATATTTCAGAAAATGATAATGTTGCAAATGTAGATGTAGATGTAGACAAAAACACAAATGAAGAGTTAAAAGTAGACTTAAATGTAGATGTAGATGTAGATGTAGATGAAGATTATGTGTCAGAGAATGAAGATAGTCCTGTAAAAGTTCCTAAACTAGGAGCTAGTAGAGTGAAAGCTAGTAAACTAGAATCGAGTAAAGAAGCTAGTAAACTAGATGCTAGTAGGGTAAAAGAGAGTAAACTAGAATCGAGCAAAGAAGCTAGTAAAGTGAAATTGAGTAAACTAGAATCGAGTAAAGAAGCTAGTAGGGTAAAAGCGAGTAAATTAGAATCTAAAATGAGTGTAATGGAGAGTCCTGTTAAGAAAAATGTTAAAAACAGTCGAGTTGAAGAAAGTCGTCTAGTAAGCCCAGAAAAAAGTAAATTTGAGGAAAGGAGTCGAAGAGAAAAAGAATTGGAACAACGTCTTTTACAAAAAGAAAAAGAATTGGAAGAATTAAAAAAAAACATAAAGAATCGATTTGAATCTGATACAGAGTCAAGTTCTCAAACAAACTCTCCAAATCGATTGTATTCCAGAAATCGATATGAAAGTAGTGTAATTTCTCCACAAAAACAAACGTCTAAAGCTAAACCCAAAAAAGAAAATCTAAGTAGTGTAATTTCTCCACCAAAGAAGAATGTTAAAAAGATTGGTAAATTAAAAAAGTTAAGCGAAGAGAGTGAGGAAAGTGAAGAGAGTGAGAAAGGTTATAAAATTTCTGAAAAAAATAAGAAAAAAGATACATTTTATAAACTTTTGAAAAAGGTAACTAGTTCTTTAAAAACAAATTCAGATTCTGGTTCAAATTCAGATGATTTCGAATCAGAATCAGATTCATCTGATAAACGTTCAAATTCTCGTTCAGAATTTAGTAGTTCATCAGATGATTACCCAAGACCAAAAAAGAATAATGAAAAAAAGCGTAATTAATCAAATTTATAATCAATTTGTTTCAAAATTTTTGTTTCAATACGAGATAACTGAACAGGATTTAACCATTTTATTTCAAGAAAATTGTTAATAAAGCTATATGGTTTTGAAGAGATAAAACAATCTGTATAAAATTTTATACAAAGAACATAACAAACAATTAAATAATTGATGATTCTTTTTTCGGATTTAATACAATGATTCAACGTTAGAATACGATCAAAAAGACGTTTTGAATATTCAATAATTTCTTCATTTTCCTTATAAAGTTCAAGATCATTTTCATCTATAAAAAGTGTTGGAGTTACATCGTCACAATTTTTATAATAATAATCAATCTTTTGAAGAACCTCCATTTTGATTTCTTTATTTTTAGAAATCAAAATTTTCAATTTTATTTAAAAACTACTTACACTAATTGTGGATGAAACGGGTGATTGAGCTTTGTTTGTCATTTCATAGGCAGTGTATTGAGTACTAACTGAATCAGCAAGATTTACACCAGCACCAACGTTAGATACATTTCCATACATTTCCATAAATTTATTCATTACACTAGTAGACTCACTTTCACCACCCATAGCTTGAAGAGCACCTTTAGATAAGGCAGTTGGATCAGCTGGTGTTGAAAACCAACCTTTGCATGTATTGGGTGCAACTGGTAAATCACCACGAATCAAATCTCTGCATCCACGAGCAGCAAAACGACCTACTTTCAAAGTAGTTGTCATGGGACGATCAAATACCATTACTTCTGCACCATTCATACTAAGTTTACCATCTTCAACAATATTTCCAAAAGGATTATTAAAATTGGGATTCTTTTCAAGTGCTTGGACATCACCTGCATGATAATCAGGTCCTACTACACCACTTTCCTTTACCAACATTGGATATGGTTGAACACATGTAGCAGGTGGTGTATAATTTTCTCGTACAGAACTATTGCATTGGTATTCATCTGTTACACCCATGTTACTTAATGAAGGAGGATTGTAACGAATAGATGCAGGCAAATGCATACTTGGAGATGGCTTATTCACTGTTTGGTTCAAGTGAGGAGTAGTTGTGATATAGGGCATATTTGTTGTTGCATTAGCTCCGAGACCAGAACCGGTGTATTTGGAAGATGATTGTGAATAATGTTCTACTGTATTTTTAGATTGTTTTGATGGATATGTAATGCAAGGAACATCTTGTACTGCAATTGCATTTTCTCCACCATAAGCGTTTTTAACTGTTTTTTCAACTTTTGTACGAAATGCAAAACCTCCAGCAAAATCTTCACGAATTTCTTTTTTATCATTGTTCATACTCATTGCCAATGCAGCAATACCAACTGTACCGATAATAGCTAAAACAAAATCCTTCATTTTATAAAAAGGAAAAAATATTTTTTTAATAAAAATGAATTATTCAAAAAGCAAATTGAAAAAGAAAAATGATACAAAGTTCTATTTTAACAAAATCAGTTCATTTGGAACCAAAGCATCTAAATAAACATATAAAAGAATTTATTTTCAGTGAGTTAAAGCTTAAATATGAAAAAACTTGTTCAAATGAAGTTGGTGTAATTATTTCTGTTGATGAGATTATCAGTATGGACAATCTCATCAATAAGGATTCAATAACGATTACATTCATGGTTACATTTTATGCAAAGACTGTAAAGCCTGAAAAAGAAATGATATTTTCTTTTATACCGACATTGATCTTATCAAAAGGTATTTTTGGGAAATTATATGAAAATATTAATTTTTTTATACCAGAATCGAATCTAATTCAGTCTGGGTATACCTTTGAAAGTGATAAATTTGTTAATAAAAATGATACAATTGATAGTAATACGGAAATTAGTGCGAAGATTGAGCAATTAAAATATGATACAATAAAATACAATTGTATTACTCAATTAGTACAATTTAAAGAATAATTTTTATATTAAAATGGATATACAAATTTTAGAAAAATTTCAAAAATCATTGGTAACTTTTTTTGATGAGTTGATTGATATGTTTCCAAATGAACAGGATTTCATATTGATACGAATTTTAATTAAAGATCAGATTCCATCTACACAAATTATGGGTTATTTTCAACTTGTTGCTTCAAATGAAGAAATTATGAAATCGATTGAGAAACGTGATGATTTATTTTTTTTGAATAATGTATTGTTTTCAAAGATTAGTAAATCAGATGTATTTCGAAATTTATGGATTAATAAACTTGATTCAAAGGATAAACTCATGATTTGGGATTGGATTGATGCATTCATGAAAATGACAAAAAATTATATGAGTTGCAAGTAAATTTTAACAATTCAGTTAAAATTTAGACACATCGGTTGATTGTTTATTACACGTTTACATTTCATCCATTTATCATAAATGATATCATAATAAGAAAAATAAAAAGGAGGAGTTTGAGTCATTTTCATTGTTATTTTTAAAACATATAAATTCATATCCGTATTATCTCGTAACCAATATGGTACTAATTCACCACTTACAAGTAAATTAAATGGAATCGTTTTGTTAAAAGTATGACCAAATAAGGGTTTATTTTTTTTATATTCAATTGTTACCAAATCTTTGTATTCTGTTACCCAATAATAAATATTTGTTTTGTCTATTTTGACTCTTTTCAGATCTTCTCCAGAGATTGGTTCTAATTTGAAATCTCCATCAAGTAACTCTATAATTTTTTCTGTATTTGGGTGACTTTTTATGTAGATTTTCAACATTTCTCTTGACCAAGGCATATTTACGATATCAACCAATTTATAATTGATGATATCGTAAGTTTCTTTCCATTCCTTGTATTGTTGTGCAAAAGCTTCAAATTTTTTAGAAAAATGTGCCTTTCGATGACAATAATCTAAATAATCTGGATGTACATCCATTTCAGGGATGAGAGTTTGTTGAACTTTTATCATTTCAGCATGAACAGAAATATTTCTTAAATCTGCACGAATCATTGGATCATCATATCCAATGTAATTTTCAATCGTTTTCTTTAATTTTTCTTTTACAAAATCTACAGGAAATTCTCCTTGAAATGGTATACCTTTTACGAATCCATAATCATTTACACCAATGTAAAATTCGCTTTCTAAAATATGAGAGTTCCAGAAACCTGTTGCATAACGTGGAATGTATTGTTTGATGTATTTTTTAAGATTTTCTAAAACAAGATGATTGAATTCAAATTTATTAGATTTACAATAGTCTTCCATTTTATCAGTTTCAAAAGAGATTCCCGTTTTGAAAAAACTGAATTCTTTATACTCTTTTGAAAGAGTTTCCTTTCCAATGAAATCGTTGTAAAACATTATCAAAATTAAATTAACTTTAATTTTATTTTTTCAATTTTAGTCTAGATTTCAAATCTTTTTACTCTTACTCTTAGTCTTTGATTTACTTTTCTTTGATTTGCTCTTTTTAAACTTTGACCCTATAAAAAAATAATTGTTTATAAAAAATTTATAGAATTTACGCTCTGATAAATTTTCTTTTAGAACAATCAAATTTCTATAAGGTAATTTTGCAATAAAATCAGAAGGATTTTTATTTTTTAAATATTCTTCAAATTTAAGATCGTTTTCAAAAGAAATAGTAGGGATATTTCCAACTTTATTAATTGTCAATTCGTTATAAATGTATATATGTCTTTGTCCTAAAGGAACTTTTGTTTTTTCTCCAATAAATGTTAGAGTATCATTATGTAATTCATTTTTTGAGACAATAAAAGTTTTTCCTAAAGAACGAAAATTACATAGAATGCTATTTAATCCTCTTTCTTCTAAATTTATTATTAATAATTGTATAGCAGCCTCATCATTTTCTATTCTTGAATCGACTTCTATAAATGTATCAATTTGTACTTTACAAGGAGGTGTACAACTATAAGCATAATATATATCCTTATAATGACTTTGAGTTTGTTTGATTGATTTTTGAAGATCTTTACTAACTAGTGATAGAGGTTTACCTTCCTTTGTAGTTAAATACCTAGCAATATCTATTCCATAGCCCATTCCAGGCCCAAAAAGTGGATTTTTAAATCTATTTGACATTTATATAATACTTTATTTTTTCAAAATAACAAATAAAATTAACATTAAAAAACAACCAATTGCAATATTTCTGTAAAAAGATGTCTGAGTATTATATTCATTACTTTGACTTAATTCATACAATTTATTTTTCAAAAGTTCTACTTCAGTTGAATCAGATTCAGGTACATTTAATAATGACATTTTAGGTTCAGAATCGATAAATTGTTCATTTCGTTGAACTTGTTCATTTAACATTGTTATTTTTGGAGGAGATTGAAGTTCTGTTAATTGAACAATAACTTCAGCTTTTATAGAATTTTCACCTGTATTTGGAAATTTTTTAAAAGCGATATAATGATTAATATGTTCATTTTCAGAACTTTCATATTTTACACGTCTTGAGAAATTTCCTGTGCATGTCTCAAAATTAACAGTTCCTTCATCTAGATCAGTTTGGTTTACAATTGCAATTTGAAATGGAGTTTTTGGATCACTTTTAATGATACAATCTGATTGAAAATTTATTTTTTTTCCATTTATATCAAGTAGTTTCATACTTTTTTCAACTTCAATTGTAGTTTTTAATTCTAACACTTGATTCATTTTTATATTTATCATTTAATTAAATTACTATTCACGATTTAATAGCAAAAATTTATTATATAAAGAGTATGCCAATCAAGAGAGACATTGTATATCCTATTTTTTTGAAAACAATTCCATTTACAGAAGACAGTTTCTGGAAAGATACATTTGAAAATTTATCCTACTCCATTTGTCCATCTGGATCTTTTATCAGTAAAGGGTTCTTATGTTCAAATGTCAAAGGAAAAGAGTTTGTCTATAAATTTATTGATAAAGAACCACAAAAAATTTATGAAGATGTATACAAATTATTAAAAGAGAAAATGAGTATCATGAGTAAAAATGAAAGAAGTGTATTATTAAAAGAATTTGAAGAAGTTGAACAAAATATTAAAAAAATAAGAACCTGTAGTTGGAATGAAATTAAAAAAAAAGGAATAAGAGATATATTATTTCAAAATTATTTGATTGATATGAAGAATAAATTTGAATTGAAATCAAGTCAAATAAAAAAATTGTATGTTTTAATAAATTTATGTCTCACTCTGAAATCAATCTCAAATTCAGACATTGAATATGTAAATGGTGAAATAAAAACAATAAATGGAATCACTTTTTCAAAAGGAAAATATAAGGTTGATATTGACATTTATAAAAACATTGATGCTTAAAAAACTGGAATCAATAATTGATCAATTAAATGAATAACTCCATTTGATCGATCAATATCAGCATCAATTAGATTTGCTTTATTATTGATTGTTATTTCACCGTAATTATTTAGAAAAATCAATTCAGTTTTTAAATTTTTGGTATAAATTTTTGTAAGACGTTGACTTGCTAAAGTCTTCTTATGTATTTGTCGAGTTAAAAGATGTGCTCCTAAAATGTGAATAGCAGTATGTTTATCCATATTTATGAAGAAATTTTCAGAACCAAATTGTTTTAAAAGATTTTCATCATTTACAAGAAATAAAGTTGAATCAAATTGTTCATCTCCCATCTTTTTTTCCATATCTGCAAGACGAACCATCCATTGAAATAATTTATAATTTGGTTGTGTCTCTAAATATCCAGAAATTGTGCTAGTCTTTATTCTGCATTCACTTTTTTTCGGAATAGGTTCAGCTTGTATAATATTTTCGTATTGCCAGTAACCATGATAAGATACCATCTTTATTTAATATTTTTAATTCTAAAATTGAATTAAAAATAGAAAAAACTAAAAAAAGTAGAAGAACCAAATGACAAATAGGATCGAATTACAATCTTTATTGTACAGTTGTCAAAAAACCGATATGAAATTTAAACTTTCTGCTGGTATTATTATAGGCAAACATCTTGTTCCAAAATCGATTTCTTGTAACTCTACAAGAACTCTTATTCAGGGTGAACTTTTTTACAGTAAACATGCTGAACATGGAGCAATTTTGTATTTAAGAAATAAAAAAATTCGTAATAATATCAAGCTTATTGTGATTCGTGTTGATTCAAATGATAATCTAATCAATTCAACTCCATGTGAAAGTTGTATTCGACGTATCAAAGAAGCAGGTATTAAAAAAGTAATCTATGTCAATGCAAATCAAGTTTTGGTAGAAGAGCGTGTCGATCAAATTAAATACATTCCTTCTACTAAAAAAACGGTAATGGATTGGTTTAAAAAAGTCAAATACAATTTATGATATATATGTCGTATGATATGTAATTGGAGAATCAAGCACTTGTGTCGTTTCCAATTCAGGTTCAACCAATATCAAATCCAAATCTGTTTCAAGATTCACATCAATTTTTACCTCTTGTTCAAGTTCTATATTTGGCAAATTTTCAGTCTCATCTATCTCCTTTTTATCATTATCATTATCAATTTTTACCTCTGGTACAAATTCACATTTTTTCTCTTTTCTGTCATTTCCACAACAAAAGTCTATAATAGACTGAAATAGAGACATTTGTTAAAATCTAGATCTTTAAGTTAATGTTCTTCTTTTTTATATACATTCAAAACTGTTGCAGACGGCTCACTACCAGTATTACTCCATTTAGGTAACCATAGAGGAATCAATGGTTTATATGTTTTGTAATGACTTACAAAAACAGTCTTAAAATAATTTCCTTCTCGAGTTCCATGAAAATCTGTTACATCTTGTGTTTCTGAGTATTCTTGAATCCATTTATACCAAGGCTTTTCAGAACTACTTACTGCATCAGAAAATGCAGCTTTACGACGCCATAAAACTTCCTCAGGTAAATAGTCTGTAAATGCCTTTCTTAAAATATACTTTTCATACACTGCATCTTGATAAGGTAGAGGTTTTTTCAAATGTCCTGCCATTTGTAAGGCAACTGATATCAATTGTTCATCCAAAAAAGGCTCTCGAAATTCCAAACTGTTTCCTGCCGTACATCTGTCTGCTCGCAACACATCATATTTATAAAGTTGACTTACAAGACGAATACTATCCTCTACTAGATCATCATCTGATGGTGCATTATGAGAATACAAATATCCACAAAATAATTCATCACTTCCTTCTCCTGAAAAAATAACTTTTTCTTCAAAATTTTTGTTGATCCATTCACATAACATATACATTGGAGTACTTGCTCGAATAGATGTTGTATCATAACTACCAATCTTTTTGATAACTGTAGGTATATATTGTAAAGCCTCTTTGTATTGAATAACCAATTCATGATGATCAGTATTTAAATACTGTGCAACCTTTCTTGCATATACCAAATCTGTTGAATCTGGAAACCCAACTGAAAATGTCTTTAAACGAATACCAGATGACTCCATTTCTTTACTCAAAATGGATGCAACCAATGATGAATCCAAACCACCACTCAATAAACAACCAATTGGACGATCACTACACATACGTTTACGTACTGCATTAATTAAAGTGGATCGTACGAGAGAAAGAGTGGATTCTTCTTCTGTAAAAAGAATATTAGATGGAAGTGAATAATATTCTCGTGTATCTAAAAATCGAAAATCTTTTGAATAAGCAGTACATGATGATGGTAATATTTCTGTAATTGTTCCATCAAGTCCGTCTAAACCAATAGGCTCACTTGCAATTGTAAGAGAATCATTTGTTTTAATATAAAAAAGAGGTTTTACACCTATACGATCACGAATCATATAAATAGAATCTTTTGAAACATAAACAATTGCAAAGACTCCATCTATTTTTGTTAATGCATCTTTTATTCCATATTTTTGAAACATATGTAACAAAATTTCACAATCACTTTTTCCCTTTAATGGAAAATTTTCGTATTTTTGAATAGTATCATAATTGTAAATTTCACCGTTACACATTAAAAATTCTTCATTTAATTCAAAAGGTTGATCACCCTTTGATGATACATCATTAATTGACAATCGATGAAATCCAGCTAGACAATTACCAAACATAGATAATGTATGACGATCAGGTCCACGGTGTTCAAATGAATAATAGTGACATAAAAGAGAATACATTAATTCTTTACGGATGATTCCATCTTTACTAAAGTGTAAAAAAATCCCGCACATGATTTTATTTTAAGATTACTTTTTAAGTAGTAAATTAGTTTGTATCTAAATCTTTTAATTTGTATAATTTTTTGTAATGACTTGATTTATCATCTAAAATTTGAATTGCATCTTGAATAGATGGAGAGATTAATCCTAATTTAATAATCCAATCAAGTTTATCATGTGTCAGTAATGGTAGTTTCTTTTTAAGTTGATAACATTTAAGAGATTTTTTCAATGATCCACAAAGACTGTACTTTTCCAGATCTTTGAAAAAGGAATCTTTTCCAGATGCCCAAAGAATTTTTTCAGGAAAATTTGATAATGTATCAATAATAGATTGATGTGGTACCTTTTCATAATCTACTAAGATGTTTTTCATACTATATTCAACCATTGATGGACTTGTAGATTTAGCTGCATGAATACGAAGTGTTCTTGAATTATCCCATTCATCTGATGTTTGACATACAGTTGTGATTAAATGATTTGAATGATGAATTTCGATAGTTTTAAATATTTTCTTTATGGATTTGTAATCAATGTAGAGTATTGGTTCTTGACAATATACATCGATAACTTTTGGTAAAACACCTTTAATTTTTTCAAATCCAATGATTTTGAGAAATGTTTTAAAACTTTCAGGTTTATCTGTTAGACATAATGCATATGGGTAAAATTGGTAAGGGTCAGATGAAAGTAGATTTCTATCTACTGTATTTACAACAACTCCTTCTTTTAAATCGATAGAAATCACTTTGAATACATCATCACTTTTTGTTTCTAGATGTTTGTAAAAAGAGAAGGTGAATGTTAATGTGGAAGAGTTATTGGATGATGTTGTAAAATGTAAAAGTTTTTCATTAGGGACAGTTGTAAGTGTAAGATTTGGATAAAATTGTTTTAAAAATGAAAATTGATCAGAATCTACTGCTATGGAGAGAGGTTGAGATGTATCAATATCCATTTGTTGAAGAGCATAGTGTAGGTATGGAATGAAATCTTTGTCTGTATCGGCATTTAATAATGCTTTAATGATTTCTGTCATTTTATTTAAAAGTTTTTTTTAAATCATTCATAAAGAATTAATATTAATTCTTTATTATTTTTTATAATTTAACATTTCATAGATTTCTTTACAACCTTTTTACGACTGACAGATTTCTTTACAACCTTTTTACGACTGACAGTTTTCTTTGATTTTTGTTTTTTAAAATGGGGACCTCTTAGTTTATTCATTCTTTTTTCTAATTCTTCCCACTCTTCTTGTTCTTGTTTTTGTTTTAGAGCTTTCAGTCTTTCCTGAGTTTTTATATATATCTTTAGTTCTTCGTCTGCTTCTTCTTTTTTTTCTTCGTCTACTCTTTGTCTTAGAACTCTCAGTCTTTCAGCAGCTTCTAGTTCTTTTATTCTATGTAGATGTGCTATTTTTTTTTTCATTTCTTGAATTTCTTTCATGTCTCGTGTAATTTCATCTTCTTTGGTATTTTGTTTGGCATATTGTTCTGACTCTTGACGTCTTCTTTCTAAAATGGCAGGTATTAATGAATCTGGTCCTATTCCTGCCATTTATATTATATAAAATAAAAATTATATTTAAAGAAATAAATATAATTTTTATTTTAATCACTAAATAAACTTAAAACTTTAAAAAATTAATTGCTACTTAAAAACTAGACCAAATATAAAAAAAGATGTCCACTAAAACTGTCCCCACCAAAACCGTTTCCAAGTCTGCTTCCACCAAATCAGTTGTTGCCGAAGCCCCCAAAGTAACTAAAAAGGTCGTAAAGGCCAAAGAAGAAGTAAAGGAAGTAGCAAAGGAGGTAAAACCCAAAGCTCCTCGTGCCAAGAAGGCACCCGTTGCAACTTCTGACACTAGTTCTGCTGTTGTCAGTAAGTTAGCTGCAAGTGTAGTAGGTGCTTCTGAAGTAGAAGGTGAGAAGGTTCGTCGTGTCGTGAACAATGAAGAAATCGAAAAATCATTTGATGAAATGTATGCATCTGTAGAAAAGGAATTACAAGCTCTCCGTGATGACAAGACCCACAGTGTGGGTATTCGTTTCCTTCGTTCTCTATGTCGTCAAGTAAAGAGTCTAAAGGCTGATTGCTTCCGTCTTCTTTCTCGTAAGGTTCGTAAGCCTTCGACTCGTAATGGAAACAGTGGTTTTATGAAGTCTGTCAAGATTTCCCCTGAAATGGCTAAATTCTGTGGATTCAAGTCGGATCAATTGGTATCTCGTGTAGATGTTACCAAAGCTATTTGCAACTATGTAAAGGAAAAGAACCTCCAAAATCCTGCTGATCGTCGTCAATTTAACCCTGATGAAAAATTATCTGCTCTTTTGGAAGTAAAGGAAACAATCACCTATTACACTCTTCAAAAGCACATCCAAAAGCATTTTCCCAAGACTGCTTAAAAATAATAAATAAATTTAAATATATAAAAGGGAACATGGTCTAGTGGTATGATACTCGTTTTGGGTACGAGTGGTTCGGGGTTCGATTCCCCGTGTTCCCCAAGGCAATATGGCGGAGTGGTTAACGCGACTGTCTACTAAACAGTTATGCTTTGCATGCGTAGGTTCGAATCCTGCTATTGTCGTTTTTAGATTATAAAATCTAAAAACTTAATCAATAAAACTTAATTCGGAATGTCCTAGATTCTTTAAGAGACTTTCAAAATTACATTTCACATTGTATCTTTTTAAAAATGCCTCCACTTTTACAAAATCTGGAATTCCACAATATGGAACATATACATCCATCTTCTCTGGTATTGCAAACAATTCACGTACACGAACATGATTTAAAATTGTTTTATCAATATCAATCTCATCAATTGATTTATATTTTCTCATATAAACTATACTTTTTTCAGGACCAATTTTAGGTATATTTGTATTGTAATCACAACCCAACATAATACATAAATCTAGGAATGTCTCTCTTGTCATATCCAATTCATCTAACATTTGTTGATATTCAACAAGTACAACTGTCTCCTTAAATGTATCAATTTTTGATAAAAACATTGGAGATCCGTAAGCCAATACATCTGTATCTTCAGATAATACGGCATCTACTTTCCCATGAATACATAAAGTAGATGAATATGCCTCTGCTTCTTGTGGTGCCAAAATGTAAGGAATATTTAATAAATCAAATAATTCACGAGAGAGTTGTAAATCCTCTTCTGTAATTGAAATAATCATACTTTTCATAGTTTCAATTTTTTGTCTAACTAAATTTACATCAATACTTTGACGTTGTCTTAATAATGACATCGTTTCTTTCTTACAAATTTCAATCATTTTTTCTGAAGGTTCACCACCATTCTCGTATATATCTAAATCACGTTCTAATTCTGATACTCTATCTCCTTGTTTTTCTCGAATTTCACGTCTTCGTTCTTGTTCATCTTTTTTTTCAATTGGGGCTTTATTATCATAGACAAATACACAATGAATATTCCATTTTCTCAAACAATTTATCAAATAGACAAACAAGTCCATCCAATTATTACCGGCAATTGCCTTATATTTGTACAAGTAGAGTGAAATATCAATTGCAACTCTTTTGTATGAGAATTCAGATAGATGTTTTGTGACATAACAATTAGGAGCATATTTTTGTAACAATTTATTTAGATGTTTAATACCCATTCTTATATTTAGACTTTTTTTTCATTTCAAATTCAATTTTATTAGTTGTAATAAAATGAAATACAAGGATTTAAAAACATTTGAATCAAGATGTGAAGATGCAAAACGTATCCTGCAGAAATATCCAGATCGAATTCCAGTCATTCTTGAAAAGTATGATGATAAAGCACCTGACTTGGATCGATATAAATTCCTTGTTTCATCTGAAATGACACTTGCAATGTTAGTTCATAATATTCGAACACGAATAAAATTAAAACCTTCTGAAGCATTATTTTTAACAATCAATGGAACACTTTGTAGCACATCAACAATGATGAAAGAATTATACGAAAAAGAAAAAGACAAGGATCAATTTTTATATATTACTTTTAGTTCTGAAAATACATTTGGAAAAAATTAAATTTTTATTTTATTTTATATAAAATGTCCATGAAAGAAAATTTTGGAACTTGTATGAATAGTAGCAATAACAATTACACAATGTTAGCAAATTTGTGTGGAAATTCCTCTCAAATGCTCGGTGTAAAAAATGTTGCACCCGTTTTAACTGCTTACGGTGCCAACCCCATGATGCAACAAATTCCAGTGTTCAAAGGTGCCAACTATGACATGGCTCCTTATGAATACAATTTATTAACACGTTGTGGAAATTGTGGTGGAAATTATTGCAACGCTCTTAAAGGATATGCATGTGATGACAAAAAGAATGTCGTATATGTATCACGTGGAGATGAAGCAGTTATCAACCAAACTTGTGCTGTTAATGCTTGTGCCGGTGGTTTTGGTGCATCTGTATCTGCTCCTCGTCGTTAAATCAACAAAATTTACATTTAATATTTAAATGTAAACAATCTAAACTAAATGTCAATACGACCTAAAAGAAAAAATTTATCTAGTCCTGATATGAGTCCATATGTACATCCACCCATTCCTCCTTTTCATTTAACACCTCTAGTCTGTGCAGAAACACAAACAGATTTTAAAATAAAGGAGGAAATAAATGATGATTTTGAAGATGCGTATACAGAAAAAGATTTGGATTATTTAAAAACGTTGAAAAAGAAATCTGTCATTTTATATCATAAATTTATTGAATCCAAAAAAATCAGTATTGATCGTTCTATTCAATTAAAAGATATCTTAACAATTGATGTAACAAATGAAAAACGTGCAACTTTACTAGAAAAGTATGAATCAGTTAACCAATTGATACCATATACACAAGATTATTTTGATTGTCGTAATCATTTACGTAATTTATTTAATCGATATGCAAAGAAAAAATTAATCTCAGAAGATCCAGATGTTGAACTGTTTAAACAAAAATTGTCAGAAATGCAATTGTCTCATGATTATCGTGTATTAATTGAAGAAAAAATTGATGAATATCAAGAATCGGAAGGAGATGAAAAAAGTAAACTAAAAAGATGGCTCACATTATGTACACAATTACCATTTGATAAAATGACACATACGACTGATGATATTGTAATGAAATTACAAGAAACAAAAACTTATTTAGACAATTATTTATTTGGAATGCAACATGTAAAAGAACGCTTATTGATTTTTTTAAACAAAAAGTTACGAAATTCTGCTGGTTCAAAAGGATGCAATCTAGCATTAATCGGAAAACCAGGTGTTGGTAAATGTTTACATCCCTATACAAATGTCAGAATGGCAAATTTAACTATCAAACGTGCAAAAGATATACAAACAGGTGAATATTTAATGGGAGATGATTGTACTCCACGAAGAGTTACATCAACTGTAACAGGAATTGAAGAAATGTTTGAAATTACACAAGAGTTTGGAGAGACATATACAGTAAATAAGAGTCATATTTTGACATTAATGCGAAAAGATACACAAGAAATTGTAGATTTACAATTAATGGATGTAATTGGTAAAGAATATTTGTATACACCCGTTTCATCTTTTTATGATGGAGTTATACAAGAAACAGATTCAGTTATTTATGGAATATTGTATTCTGGTGAAGAAAAAAAGCATATTATCCTATCAACACCTCCATTATTTCCATTATTGCCATCTTCATATTTGGAATGGACATTAAGTGATAAAATTGCTTTTTATATGGCATTTACATGTAATCAAACAAAATTAAGAGTCTACATTGACGTATTTTACAAAATTCTTCCAATCATCGACTTGCTTAAAAGTGCAGGAATACGATGCAGACGTGATAAAAGATATATTGAATGTATGCCTTTTGGACATTTAGAAACATTTCGTATTAGACCTGTTGGTCTAGGGCATTATTGTGGATTTACAATCACTGAAAATGAACGTTTTTTGCTTTCTGATTGGACAGTTACACATAATACTGCTATTGCAAAAGCATTGTCGAAATGTCTTGACTTGCCTTTTTCACAAGTAAGTTTTGGAGGAGTAACAAGTTCAGAGTTTTTATTAGGTCATGATTATACTTATATTGGAAGTCGACCAGGAGAAATAACACGTTGTTTATCAAGAATGGGTACAAAGAATGGAATTTTATTTTTTGATGAGTTTGATAAGGCATCTGAGCGTAAAGAAATTATGTCAACATTGTTACATGTAACTGACTTTTCTCAGAATAATGAATTTCGTGATAATTATTTTCCTGAATTTTGTCAAGATTTGAGTAAGGTTTGGTTTATTTATAGCATGAATGAATTACCGAAAGATCCAGCTATGCTTGATAGATTAGAAATAATTAAAGTTGATGGATATTCATTCAATGAAAAGAAAATGATTGCAAAACAATATTTATTCCCAAAATTTGCAAATGAATTACATATAGAGAATGATTTTGTTATTGATGAGAAGGCAATAGACAAATTGATTGAGATGGATAATACAGACGGAGTTCGTGAATTAGAACGAACAATCAATTTGTTAATGGAAAAAATGTACTTTTTTCTATACAACAGAGGAATGGATTATGAATACGATTGGTTTCATAAAATGAAAGGGGAAGATAAAATTATAGTTGACGAAGACTTGATTGATATGATTGTTAAAAAGAAAGAAAATGATACCTATTCAAATCTATATACATAAAAGACTTTACAATTTAAATTTTTGATTTATAACCAGCATAAAAGCATATGATTGATAGTATAAAAACTATAACGTACCACTTTGTATATGAATGAGTTTCAACTGGATCATACTCTTCACTAACATATTTGAAATTTTTAAAATTTTCTGCCCAATAATAGTGAAGATTTGGTAAATCATTCGGAAAAGAAATCAACGGATCAAGATCTCCATACATTTTTCCCTCTTTTATCAATTTTATAGCCTCTTTTGGATAAAAATTAGTCTCATCAATACTATACAATTCACGTTTCTTAACTAAATTTGGATTGTATAATTTCATATCTGTAATATCAACTTGTTTTCCCCTAAATATTCCATCATTTGTCATATATTTTGTTTTATCCATATGATGATAAAATGGTGCACATGCAGAAACATTTTGTTCTAAATTAATTTCTGGAATACCAATTTTTATTTTAAAAAATCCAAGCAAACCCCAATTTGTTCCCCAACTGTTTCGACAAATCCAATATTCTTTCCCTTTATCTACACCCCATCCAATAATTGAGACATAATGACCTCCAAGTGGTTTTCCTGCAACATGATCATAAATAGTTGTACCATCATATTCATTCACAAAATTTTCATAAATAATAAATCCTGCTGCAACAGGTCCAAAACGAAGCAATTCATACTTTATATTTGCAACACCTTCAATATTGAAAATGCCATCACAAAAAAATGTACGTCTTGCAATTGGTTTGTTGTCTTTCATTGTTAAACAGAATAACTGATTTCCTTCCAATTTTGAACATTTTTTTCCATAAATATCCTGTTTTTCTATATAGGTTAATTCAGATGGCAAAAGCTGTTTTTTCTTATCATCTGGATAAATATTTTTCAACACATTTTCAAGTTTAGTCTTTGAAAAACAATTTGTCTCTGGTACTCCATATTTGTAAATATATTCCCATGCATCGTAAATACTATAACCTTGTGTAGAATCTATATAATTAGAATTTTTTGTTTGATGTGGAACAGGACCTATACAAGCTAGAATTTCTGTAAAACTTAAAAATAAATTTATTTGACCAGCAGTGATAATTGTATATCGATCTGCAAGAATATCAGTTGCAACGATTGCCCAACTTTCAGATGATACTTGATCAGCTGGAAATTGTATATATGCCTCCCATATATCTCGTCCATCAAATGATTCTGGTAATTTTTTGTATTTCATATTTATTGAATTTTCCCACCAAATATCTGTGTCAGAATATGGATATTGTTCAGATTGTTCCTTTACTTCTTGATGATCTTTTAATAAACTACCATAGTGTTTCTTCATTTATTTAATTAGTTTTACTTTTTTTTTCGTATTTGTCTCACAATTTTTCCAGCTAAAAAAGCAAATAAACAAATAAATAAAATCTTCCATATATACCAACTCCCATTTTTCTCATATTGTGCCAATTTAATATATGTGGCCGTAACATCTTCTGGTATCATTTTACCAACAATCATATTCTCAAAATCTGGAATGTATTTACAAATCAATTGATCCAAGTTTCCCTTTAATTTACCACTTTTTATTTTTTCAATTGCTGAATGACGAAATCCTGTTGCCTTATCAACATCAAACGTTTTTCTCAAAATAATGTCCTTTGGACTTAATTTAATATCATACAACAAATAACTCTTATTAAATCCAACCAAATCAGGAATAAAACCAACTACATTAGTCTCTAAACTACATCCATTATTGATTTTCATCTTGAAATATCCACTTAAACCCCAATTTGTTCCCCAACTATTACAACACCACCAATAATCTACATCGTTTTCTTTTCCCCATCCCATTATTTTAATTGCATGTCCACCTTCTGGTGGAGTTTTATTTTGTCTCTCATCATCTGTTGGCCCCATATAAATACCAATTCCATTATATTTCTCAAGAAAACTTGGATATACATCAAAACCAGATGCAACTGGTCCCCATTTGTAAATTTCCTGTTTAATTGATTCTGGATCTGAATCAACACTATACCCAGCACAAATTCTATAAAATCTTGCAGCTGTTTCTTGATCCAAACACGTATCATAATCCTTTCCAATTACATCTTGACACATCGGAACTTCTTCAGTAGATTTTACAGTTTCCAATCTTTTAATATTATATTTATCAAACTCTCCTTCATTTACACAACGCTCAGTTGTTATACCACAAGTATACATAAAATCCATTGCATTATAAAGACTATTTCCATTACAAGATCCAGATGAATGTGCCAAATTATTGATTTCCTTTAAATATTCTTCATCATGAACATCCGGTGCAATAGCCTCTTGACACATAATAAGTTGATAAGGTGATAATTCGGCTGCAAATTGTGCAAGAGTCATGATTGTCAAACGATCTCCAAGTGCACCAGCAGTTGCCATTGCAAAACAACATCCACATGCACCTTGATTTTTTACAGATTGAAGTAAATTTCCCCATGTATTAATTGGATTTAATGAGTCTGGTATTTTCAGACTTGTTTTTTTCTTTACTTGTTTATATTTAGAAGCCTGAAGACTTACATGTTCATTACTTTTTAAAATAGTTCCGAAAGATTTAATGACACCACTCATTTATTCAATTATACTAAATTTAAAATAATAATTATTATAAAATGAAAAAAAATGTAACATTTTCAAAGGATATTATAACACATGAAAGTCGTACATTATCCCTTCAAGATTTTTCAGATAAACCTGTTCTAAAACCTACACTTTCACTACCAACTTTTTTAGAAGTTTTACCTAGACCCATAAGTCGTGATAGTTCAAGA